TAAGGGAATAAAAATTGCAAAAGATGCAATTTCATATTGCACATCTGGTCTTGTTGATCGTAATAAAGGTAATACTTTATCATATCTCCATAAAGCAATCAAATCACTCAATCAACTTAGAATGATTGAGGATTCACTGGTTATCTATAGATTGTCCCGTGCTCCAGAACGTAGAATCTTCTATATTGATGTTGGTAACTTACCAAAAATGAAAGCAGAGCAATATCTGCGTGATGTTATGATGAGATATCGTAACAAAATGGTTTACGATGCTAATACTGGAGAAATTCGTGATGATAAAAAACACATGGCAATGCTCGAAGACTTCTGGCTTCCCAGGCGTGAGGGCGGAAGAGGAACCGAAATCTCCACTCTCCCTGGCGGACAAAACTTGGGTGAAATCACTGATATTGAGTATTTTAAAAAGAAACTCTACCGTTCGCTTAACGTCCCTCCATCAAGAATGGATGGAGAAGGTGGGTTTAACTTGGGGAGATCTTCTGAGATCTTGAGAGATGAACTTAAGTTCACAAAGTTTGTTGGTCGTTTGAGAAAAAGATTCTCTAACATGTTTAATGACATGTTAAAGACACAATTAATCTTAAAGAATGTAATTACTCCTGAAGACTGGCAGTCTATGAGTGAGCACATTCAGTATGATTTCTTATATGACAATCACTTCTCAGAACTAAAAGAAGCAGAACTCATGAATGAGAGACTGTCTCTTGCGGCAACTGCAGAACCATATGTTGGTAAGTATTACTCTCAAGATTATGTCCGCCGTAAAATCTTACGTCAAACTGACATGGAGATTATCGAACAGGATAAATTGATTGAAAAAGAGATTAAGGATGGTATAATTCTAGATCCAATGACACCTGTTGATCCAGAAACTGGTCAACCTTTGGATAGTACAGCAAGTATGGATTTAGGAAAACCACAGATGGAACCTGACATTGATGGATCTTCAACTGAAGCACCAGAGATGCCCAAGGGTGGTGAGATATAAATATTACAGTTAATCTTTAGAATTTTAAATGGAAGACCTATTAGATGCTATTGTGAGTGATGAATCTCCTTCACAAATCAGTGATGGAATCAAAGATTTGTTGTATTCCAAAGCTGCAGAGAGAGTAGATGCATTCAAACCTTATGCTGCAAATGCAGTATTTGGTGACGATCAAATCGAAGCAGATATTGAAGATGATGCACCAGAATCATCTGATGGTGTTTAATTTATAAATAACTATTATAAATGAATTTTAGGAAATAATGGCGTTAAAACCTGTAGGAAGTGGCGTAAGTTTCGCCATCACAGGAGTGGCAAACACTTCTGCGTTCATTTCACATCAGTCTGAATACCTAAGAGTATATTCTCCAGATAAAGATGCCCATGTTGTAGTTGGAACTAATCCAAATGCAGAAACCAGTGATTTGGTAATTGCAGGTGGTGCCTCTGGAGTAGAAGTTATTTCAATTGGAAGACCTTCTTCGCAGAGAGTTGCAGGTATAACTACTGGAGCAACAACCATTATTGATTTTCCAGAGGGAACTGGTTCTCCTTTTGAAGTAGGTGATGTTGTTTCACTTACTATAAATAGCACAGCACACCATGCTGTTGGTACTCTTGCTAACGCATATGTTGGCATTATTACTGCAGTCACAGTTACTTCTGTTAATAATACTGCAGGATTTAGTGGTTTCCATAATACTCGCATTACTTTAAACGCAAATACTTCTGGAATTGCCACCGCATTCAACTTCCAATATGCAGAGTTAAGAGATCAATTTAAAGTTTCTGCAGAAGCAATTGACGGGGCTGGAGTATTTTATGCACAACAAATTCAAACCGCTGGAGGACCATCCTGATGAAACTGATTAGAGAAGAAGTAGAGTCAGTAGAATTTATTGTCGAATCTAAGAACGGCAAAAAGTCTATGTATATTGAGGGAGTATTCCTTCAAGGAAACATCAAGAACCGTAATGGTCGTATGTATCCTATGGAGACACTTCGTCGTGAAGTTGGTAGATATAACGAAAATCATGTTCAGTCAGGTAGAGCACTTGGCGAACTTGGACATCCCGATGGACCGACAGTTAATTTAGATCGTGTATCTCATAAGATTGTTTCTTTAAGAGAGAATGGATCTAACTTTATTGGTAAGGCAAAAATTCTAAGTACCCCTATGGGTAAAATTGCATCTTCACTTATTGAGGAAGGTGTAAAACTTGGCGTTTCATCTCGTGGTATTGGTTCATTAAAGCAGACCCGTGAGGGTGTTAACATTGTCGGTGACGACTTCATGTTAGCAACTGCTGCCGATATCGTCGCTGATCCTTCTGCCCCTGATGCATTTGTTGAGGGAATTATGGAAGGAAAAGATTGGGTATGGGATGGTGGCATCCTTCGTGAAAAGTATGCTCAAAAAACATACAAACAAATCAATACTTTAGTTACCAATAAACAACTTGACGAACAAAAGTTAGATTTGTTCAACAATTTTCTCAATAATCTCTGATATTGAGTATAAAATTTATTAATTTATAAATAAATATAGTTTTAAAAAACAGATAAACGGAGCGTTCAAATGTCTCGTGGCACAAAATTACAAGAAATGGAAGTAAAGACACAGCAATCCAAAACCGCTGTTAATTCTGGGGCTAAGCCAGCAGATGCAATGGATTCCTCGGTTGCTGCTTCTTACGAAGATCTCGGTGGTCCTACCCCCGAGAACTACAAGCCTGACGATGACTCGGCAAAACTTAAGGAACCCGGTGGAACACTTAAGCAAGTCAAGGACGTTGTGAATAAAGGTGCAAAACCAGCAGAAGCAGCAAAAGGCATGAAAGAAGAAGAAGTTCTTGATACCGAAGAAACCATTGAAGAGGAAGAGACTTCCACTGAAGATGTAGTTGCCGAAGAAGAGATCGTTGCCGAGTATGATGTCGAAGAAGATGTCAATGCTCTCCTCGGTGGCGAAGAACTCTCCGAAGAATTCAAAGAAAAGGCAAAGACCATCTTTGAAGCAGCAATCAATGCAAAGGTTGCTGGAATTAAAGAAGAACTTGAGGCACAGTACGAAGAGAAGCTTGCTGAGGAAATCGAAGCAGCAAAAGAATCACTCGCTGAGCGTGTTGATTCTTATCTTGAGTACGTCGCTGACGAGTGGTTTGAAGAAAACGCACTCGCCATCGAAAACGGTCTTAAGACTGAAATGACCGAGTCATTCCTTTCTGGAATGAAGGGTCTATTTGAAGAACATTATGTAACAATCCCTGAAGATAAGTATGATGTACTAGAGAGCATGGTAGAAAAACTTGATGATATGGAGACCAAGCTCAACGAGCAAATCGAGAAGAACATTTCACTCAACGGTCGTCTCTCAGAGGCAACTGCTGATGGCATTCTCGATGAGGTTTCTGAGGGACTAGCAGTAACTCAGAAAGAAAAGCTCGCATCACTTTCCGAAAGTGTTGAGTTTGAAAGTGAAGCACAATATCGTGAAAAACTGGAAACTTTGAAGGAATCATATTTCTCCAAAGCAACAGTTGCTAAAACTGAAACCCTTTCTGAGGGTGTAGATAGTGCAGAGGGTCTAGAATCTCATTCTGCATCTATGTCAGCATACCTGAGAACCCTGGGTTCTTTTGGCAAAAACTGAATTTAAAATAGTTCAAACAAACACTTAAGGTAAAAGCAATGTTCCAATCTGAAACGTTGCAGGAAAAGTGGAAGCCCCTTCTTAATGCAGAAGGATGCGAGACGATCAAAGATCCTCATCGTAGAGCTGTAACCGCTGTCCTGCTTGAAAACCAAGAAAAATTCCTCCGTGAGCAAACCGCCTTTGAAACAAGCGGAATGCTGACTGAGCAACCAAACATGAACACCAACACTGGTGCTAATGCTGGTTTCTCCGCTGACGCTACCGCGACTGGTCCAGTTGCAGGTTTCGACCCCGTACTGATCTCCTTGATCCGTCGCTCGATGCCCAACCTGGTCGCATATGACCTCGCAGGCGTTCAGCCAATGTCCGGTCCTACTGGACTCATTTTTGCAATGCGCTCCCGCTACAACACTCAAAGTGGCGATGAGGCATTCTACAACGAAGCAGACACCGGATTCTCTGGATCTGATGCTGGTTTCGACAACACCTCTGGATATTCCCAGAGACAGTCTGGTTTCGGTTCTACCTCTAACGTAGGAACCAATCCTTCAGTCTTGAACCCTGTTGGTTCTGCATCCTCCACCGACTTTAACGCCGGTCAAGGTATGCGTACCGATGCCGCTGAAGCACTTGATGGCACTGGTAACAATGCCTTCAACCAGATGGCATTCAGCATCGAGAAGGTCACTGTAACCGCCAAGTCACGCGCTCTGAAAGCAGAGTACAGCATGGAATTGGCACAGGACCTCAAGGCAATCCACGGTCTGAATGCTGAAGCAGAACTTGCTAACATTCTCTCCACTGAAATCCTCGCGGAAATCAACAGAGAAGTCATCAGAACCATCTATAAGGTTGCTGAGCAAGGTGCTGTTTCTAACACCGCTACCGCTGGTGTATTTGACCTTGATATCGACTCTAACGGACGTTGGTCTGTTGAGAAGTTCAAAGGTCTCCTGTTCCAAATCGAGCGCGATGCAAACGCAATCGCACAAAGAACTCGTCGCGGAAAGGGCAACATCATCATGTGCTCTGCTGACGTTGCGTCTGCACTGACCATGGCTGGTGTGCTCGACTACACCCCCGCACTCAACGCTAACCTCAACGTTGATGACACTGGTAACACCTTCGCTGGTGTTCTGCAAGGTAAGTATCGCGTATATATCGATCCTTATTCTGCTAACCTGAATGCTGCTAACTCAGCAACCAACTCCGGTAACCAGTATTACGTCGTTGGTTATAAGGGTTCTTCCCCTTATGACGCAGGTCTGTTCTACTGCCCATACGTTCCCCTTCAAATGGTTCGTGCTGTTGGAGAGAACTCCTTCCAGCCCAAAATTGGATTTAAGACCCGCTACGGTCTTGTTTCCAACCCATTCTCCGAAGGAACCGAGAACGCACGCGGTGGTCAACTCATCGTTAACCAGAACCGCTACTATCGTCGCGTTGCCGTTAAGAACCTCATGTGATTCAAGTGGTTGCTGCGGAAGCGGTTGCCCCACATGTCCTTACAGACCTCCCGCAAGGGGGGTCTTTTTTTATGGCAATAAATATTTAAAAATATTATTATGAAAATTACCGTTGTTGGTGCCGGTAATGGTGGATGTTTTACAGCACTGTTTTTGGGATGGCATCTTAAAGATGCTGAAGTAGAATTAATATACAATCCAAAAGTTAAACCAGAGAGAGTTGGTCAGGCAACTTTAATTGACCCACCTGCTTTGCTATGGGCAGCAACTAAATTTAATTGGTATAATAATCCCATACACGCCACATTTAAGAGTGGTATTTTATATGAAGGATGGGGAAAAGTAAACGATAAAGTATTTCATCCATTTCCAGCAGACAAGATGGCAATGCATTATTGTCCATGGGAAATGCAAGAACTTATTCTAAACTCTGGACACTTTACAGTAAAGCACGGTGATGTAGATCCCAAAGATATAGATGCAGATTATGTTTTTGATTGTAGAGGTAAACCTAATGATCTTTCTCAATATTATAAGTTAAAGAACCCAATCAACTCTGCAGTTCTAGGTAAACCTAACTGGGATACGTCAACTAATCCATGGAGTCGTCATGTTGCAACTCCAGATGGATGGACGTTTGTAATACCCACACACAAAGACTCTCCATCAAATGATTACTGTGTAGGATATTGCTATAACGATAATATCACATCAGAGCAAAACGCTGAACTAAATTTTCATAAAATGTTTGATGTAGAAGTAAAGAAGAATATTCACTTTCATAACTACGTTGCAAAAGAACCAGTTACTGATGGTAGAATTTTTAAAAATGGAAACAGACTTTTCTTTCTTGAACCTCTTGAATCATCTTCTACTCAAACATATCTTGAATGGGTAAAAATATCTCTTCAATATATTCTTGGCAAAATAGAAAATCCATCTGAGTTAATTCACAAGTACATTGCTCAAAATCAAAACTTTATTCTCTGGCATTATGGATATGGGTCAAAGTATGATTCTGATTTCTGGGATTATGCAGGATCTTTAGTTTTTGATGATCCAGACTTTAATCAATACTTTGAATATTCAAAAAATACAAGTTGGAATGATATCATACCAGATCAATATGGTGGAATGACTGAAAGTGGATTATATGCACAATGGCCTGCATATAGTTTCAAAACTTGGTATGAAGGTATGACGAGATAAATAACTAAAAACTAGCACAATGGCTTATCATATTAAAACACCAAGCGTTATGGGATCCAGTATCGGTGATGTTTACTATAAAGATGAAAGTACTTGGACTGAAGAATATGACGAAAGAAAAGTATTCTCAACAAAATCTGCTGCAACAGCAATTAAAAATACAACTGTAACTCGTGGTGATTATACTTACGCCCCGAAACATTTTGCGAACGCCACAGTGGTTACTGAATAATTATGCCAAGGACAAGAAAAAGAATTAAACCTGCAGAAAGATATTCTAGACAGGTTGAAAATAGAAATTTTCTAGCACCAACTGGTTTTAGGTTTATCGTTAAAAGATGTCCTAAAGCAGCATTTCTTTGCAATCAAGCAAACATTCCATCCATTGATCTCGGTGTTACAGTTCAACCAAACTATTTGAGAGATGTCCCCATCCCTGGAGATAAAATAGAGTTTGGTGATCTTACAATTAGATTTTTAGTTGATGAAGATTTGACTAATTACATGGAAATTCAAAATTGGATTCGTGGTCTTGGTTTTCCAGAATCACCAAAAGAATTTTTTGATTTAGAAAAAGAGGGTGAAGAGTATGGCATTATCCCAACAGATAGTGGTGACAATATCTACTCTGATGCTACACTACAGATACTTAGTAACAATCTTGTTCCAAAGTTTCAAGTAATTTTTAAAGATTTATTTCCATACTCTTTGACAACAATTACGTTTGATGCTACTGACACTGACATCGAATACTTTACAGCAGAGGCAAGTTTCAAGTATACTATGTACAACTTGACAGATATGGAAAACAACTCTCTATGATCGATCTTGATAAACTTCAAGAGATGTGGGTAAAGGATTCTAAAATTGATATGGATAATTTACATACAGAGTCCACAAACATTCCCACTCTTCATGCGAAGTATTTTGAATTATATAATACAATCTTTCTAATGAGAAAGAAAGCAGAACAACAGAAAAAAAATATTAGACATGAACGTTATGAATACTTCAGTGGTAAATCTGACCCTGAAGTATATGTTGAAAAACCTTTTCCTAAAAAAATAAGAGATAAAGATACCATGCAAAAGTATCTTGATGCAGATGAAAAACTTTCTACAGTGTGTTTAAAGATAGATTACTATGACACGATGCTTGTGTATATTGAAAGTATTTTAAAGCAAATTACTAATCGCACATATCAAATTAAAAATGCCATTGAGTTTATGAGGTTTAATTCAGGACTAGGATAATGAATGAAGAATTTGAACCAAGTCAAGAATTTGATTACACAGTAAGTTTAACAATAGAGGATATTCGTCTCTTACATCACTGTGTTTTGAAAAGGATTGAAAATTGGGAAGGTTCTCCTGCAAGACATCCAATGGAGCAAGAACATCTTTGGTATTTAAGAGACTCCTTGTATAGAATGATGTTAGAATATAAGTTTGAAAATATGTAATAAATATTATTAGATGAATGGGTCTATGTGATTGATACGACTGCCAATCTTGTTATATCTAAATCAAACGAAGTATTTTTAAAAATTAATACTGAACCTCATATAGAATATGAACTTAGAGATCACTTTAAGTTTGAAGTTCCTAATGCAAAATTTATGCCACAGTATCGTGGAAAGAATTGGAATGGAGAGATTCACCTTTACGATATGCGGTCTAAGCAGATTTATGTTGGTCTGTTAGATAAGATTGTTCAGTTCTGCGATAACTACGGATATAGTTATAAATTTGAAGATAATAAATTCTATGGCACTCCGTATGAGGAGAACGATCAT